GGTAACTTGTCAACGTACTTACGCTCAACTGAGAAGCCTACACCTGTACCACACAGTAAGATGTACATAGCTTCATCAAAAGACTTAGGGTCATCTACAGGTAGATAGCTACAGTTGTACCCTGCTGTGTTGTCTCTCTCTAAAGCTGTGCCTGCACTCATCATGGCTCTCATACTGGGCATAACATCTAGCCCTAAGATAGCCTGCTCAATCTCAGACTTGTCTTCCTTAGAGAACTTAACCTTGTCGTGCATGTAGTCTACGTAGCGTGATACAGTTTCACTCCACGTTTCCCTACGTCCTTCCTCGTCTAGCCATCGTGCATAACGTGACGTAGCTATAAAGTTTTGATAGTCTGTTGGTAGCATATTGTTCATGTTGATTACTCCGTAATAGTTTTAATTGAATTAATTGTAACACCGTCTATGTCATAAAGAAACTCTTCAAGTGCCTGCTCTATCTCTGATTTAACCTGACCGTCTGTAGGTACAGGATAATCATCCTCGTCTATATCTAAGACTAAATATGTTTTAAGTCTTATCATCTTGCTTCTCTGCGATTAATAGTTCAAGATACCAATTAGCTTTCTTCAAGTCCTCTACACCATTCTTGTAGCGGTATCGCCACAGGTACTTCATTACATTACCCTGAAGGTAATACTCAAAGCCCTCACCTGTTGCTGCTCGTAAGGCATCTATACATTCTACACCGTACTTGTTGTAGTGAGGTGGGTGATTAACCATGTCCTCTTTATCATGCATTGTCATACCATTTATTGTTAGTGTATCTACTCCTGAGTTATCGTCAAATATTTTCATACTATGCACTCCCATCTGTATCTGTATTAAAGTTTAGTTTGATTACGTTAGATGAAATATCTCTAACTATTGTAGGTCTATTGGATAATACTATCTCTTGTTTTTTTAATTCTGATTCTGCATACTCCATTACTGCTTCTCTAAAGTCATCGTCTTCTTCCATCATAGCTACGGTAGAAGATATTAGATTAGTAAACTGTAGCATACCACTATAGTCTGCATCGTCTAAAGGATTTTCATCTGCTGTTACTATACCAACAATTACCTCGCCTGTCCACTTATTATTTTCATCTCTCTTAGGATGTATACGTAGTATAAAGTCCTCTGGTTCTAGCTCAAAAAATATCTTATCTTTTTTCATACAAATCTCCTTTTAATTTTCTGCCATTTAAACTTTATAAACGTAGAGTGTTTATCTTTTCCTTTTTCTTTCAGCCATTCTTCAGGTATTATCCTGTCGTAGTAATCGAAGTCATACTTGTTACACCACTGGTAGTACCTAGACTTTGCTCCTTTACTTAACTTGCGTTTACTATTCTCAAAGACAAAGCGTATATCTAAATCAGGATGTTGCTTCTGTATGGCAAGGTGTTTCTTTCTGTCTGCTGAAGTAAACATACCCTTGGTCTCAATTATAATACCATTGTTCAGCACGAAGTCTGGTGTGTAGGTTCTATACGTTAAGTCTTCCCACTCTATCTTTACTTCCTCGTATCTATAGGAAGCATGTAAAGATTCTAAATACTGGGCTGTCTTTAACTCTAGTCCACTACGGTAACCATACTTACGTGCTGCTATGAATTGCTTAGAATCCACTATGCATATTCCTCTGACATAGACAGATATGAAACCATCTTAGGTACTTTAGCTTGCGACTTAACGGCAGGACGTTCTATTATATCCCAACACGTTTCTCTGTAGGAACAGAATCTACAGCCACTGTTTAGTACAGTGTTACCTGTAGGCTTACCTCTAAAGTACTCTGTCTCTGGCTCAAAACATCTGTTGAACTTGTCATTGTTTACGGTGTCAACAGTAGCCTTGATCTTAGCAAGCTCTTCTTCCTCGTTGATAGAGGATGCAGGTACATACTTGAAATCGCCATTGGCTTTGTTGACTACCCACCAACCACCAAGTTTTTTCTTGGCAGCTTTAGCGTAGCCTACTAACTGTGATACATAGCCGAATGAATCTCCACTGGCTAGTACTTCACTACTGGCAAACTTATTTCTGTAAGACCAATCTGATGCTGATTTAACATCATCAACAGCCCCATCAATAACAAGATCATATGTTCCATTAATGTGATTATCTCCCAAGTCAAGGGTAACTTGTTCAGAATCTTCATACTTAACTCCTGCCTCTTTAAGGACACCTTTGAATACAGCTTCTACTATATCCCCAAGCATCATGTTCATTAAAAATGTAGTGGGTTTAGGGAGTGCCTTCTCTGGCTGATGTTTATCAAACCAGAGTTGGCAAGTCGGTCTACCTATGTTGGACATACGTAGTTTAAACTCATCCCTTTTATTTCCCCCACCGAACTGACGTTGCATTGCGTCCATTACATCTTGACCCACCTGCTTAATGGTGTCCTCTGAGATAGAGGACTTTCCATTAGCTGCGTCTGACATGTACTGGTGTATTGCCATTTCTGCAGGATGATTCATTACGCAAATTCCGCAGTTTCGACTTCAATAAAATCATCAACCAAGTCTGTATCTACGTCATCATGTTTATGCATATTGGTACTCCACTCATTGAGTATGTACTCGTTGTAGTTTTGTACCCATAGCATCAGGTCACCAAACATAGCTTGGTCAGCATCGGAAAGATCCACTGACTTAGTTAGGTCAAGCTTAACCTGTGGTAGGTAGTAAGAGAAGGACGCATCCTTTACTTCCTCAGATGTACACACCATGTTATGTTGTGGTGGTAGTCTCTTAGCTTTCGCTAGGTCAGAGAATGCCTTGCCAAAGATCTTAAATGCATCCCTGTTATCGACTTCCCATATGAATGGGATTGGTGCAAGTGTATCTACAGGCTTACCACTCTCATCATGTGGATCAACCAATTCAATCATACCAAAGATAACCCTGACACGTTTGGTTGCCTTGATTAGATCCTGCATAGATTTAGGTAGAGCCTTGAAGTCATCAATCCAACCTGAAGGTTTACCACAGTTGAAGCCACCCTTGTTGTCCTTCAAGTCTATGTTTAAGTTGTCAGCCATGATAGTCTTGGCATAGTCAGCCTTGCCATTACCTACAGCAGGGATGAATCTCTTGTGCATAAACCTCTGCATGAAAGGTCTAATGATAGCAGATCTACCTAAGTAGGTAGGACCATTGGGTATCTCTACCTTATAAGATCCACCTGTTAGTACCTCTGCGTTTATAGTCTTACCACCAACTTCCACTGCACCCATGACAGGCTTGTGATTTAAACGAACACGTGCCAACGTGCTTGCTTTCTTCTTGTCTGTAGCTTCAGCACGTTCACTGGAGATGCCCATTGCTTTTGCCATTGCATTAAAATTGGTAGTGTCGATTGTTACGATTTCATTATTCATTATATACTCCTTATATATTTCAAGAATCTTAGTTATATCATGCTACGTCCTTAGTGTCAAGCCAATTAGAACCTATTTTTGCTTCTAATAATAAAGGCACATTGAAGTCAATATTCCATTGCTGTTCTATCAACTGGGTCAACACTTTGTTAGTCTCATGTATGACATTAATTACGTCTGTCGTTTCGTTTGGATGTACATCAATCACGATTGAATCATGTACGCTATTTACTATGCAACTCTTTAAACCCACAAGTAATTTATCTATGTGCAACAGTGCAACAGGAACAATATCTGCTGTTGCGAATGACTGCACAGGATAGTTTTTTATTTGTGTAAAGTGTGACACAGTGCCATTACGTCTGCGAGTTATATCTGGGAAAGAGAACTGTCTACCTGACGGTGTAGTAATCATCCCTGTGTTTATAGCTTCTTTCGCTAGACGGTCATGCCACTGTGCAATACCTTTGTACTTAGTAGTAAACTGCTTGTAGTAAGCAGCTTCAGCAGGTGTCCTGCCGTATCCACTTGCCCCATACAAAGGGGCAAATGTGTGTGCCTTGGCATCTTGTCGTGATGTAGTTTGACCTGCATCACTGATAACCTTGGCGGTGTAAGCGTGAACATCAAAGCCTGTGGATACCTCATCCATAGCTATCTTGTCTTGCCCTAAGAATGCAGCTACACGAAATTCTAACTGTGCAAAGTCTGCTTCCATGATCTGTCCAGAATCCCATCGGGATACGAATACCTTCTTAACAGGAAACGTACCACCTCTAGGCATGTTCTGCATGTTAGGATCAGCACCACTGAACCGTCCTGTACTGGTACGATGCTGTAGCAGTCTGACATGTAACTTACCATCCGACTTAGTGTATGTAGATATACCATCTATAAAGCTAGACAGATATGTATCTAGTGCAGATAGCCTACGCACATTCTGTAAGAAGGCAACAGCCTCTGACATGTTACGTCCTCTTGCAACACCCTCAAGTAACTCTAGGTTTGTCTTGTTGGTACTGAAGCCATTGGCACTTACCCACTTGGCACTAGGTGCTTTGAACTTTAGCCCTGCTATCTTGTCTGTGTCAGTAAAGACATAGCCAACACCTGTACAGACAGCACACTTGCTTGGCTTGGCAAAGGGTGAACCATCCTTCTTGGTCTTCCTGATCTGACCACCACCAAAGCAAGTCTTACACTGCTTGGCAAGCTTCTTGTATACCATGCCAGAATGTATGTGTACCTTCTCCTTGTAAGAAGAGTCACTCATATAAGGCTCAAACAGATTGCCCCACATAGCTTTCTCATGTGGCTTACGACTGTAGATAACCCATGACAACTGCTCTGGGCTATTGAGATTGATAGGATAGTCACCCATCAACTCACGACACTGCTTATCTAGTTTCTGTACAAGCAAGCCACGCTCAGTCTCAAACTCCTTACGTACATCTTCTAGTACGGTGAGGTCTACAGTAAACCCACGTTGGTAGATACGTGCTAGACATACAGCAACCTCGTCTGTGAGCTTGGCTGTACTACTAAGCATAGCATCTGTGGTATCAAGTCTAAGCTGTAGCTTGTCGGATAGCTGTTGTGTAGCGTGTAGGTCAGCCGACAGATACTCTGACAGTTCATCGACAGGTATCTCTCTAGTCGAGTAACCTTTCTTGAAGTATTCTTTTAGTGTGTCCTGTTTCTTGGTAGCAAGTTCAAACCTTTCGGCACAAGCTTCAAGAGACAGTGGTTCTTTCAAGCCACGTTGTAGGACGTAGGTGTTAAGCATTGTGTCAAACACCTTACCATTATACGTGAAGCCACACTCCCACAACCACATCAGGTCATGGGGTGCATTGTGCATAATCAATAGCGTGGTCTTGTCCAAAGCATCTTGTACAATCTTAGAGCCACTGTCTGTGGTGGGTGCTTCACTATGGTCAAAGATAACTATATCTTCTTTGCCATACTC